GATCTGGATATGAATGGTAATGACATTCTCAATCTTCATGCTCTCCATGTAGACCAGCTTATTGTTAATAATGTTGATCTTACGAATACAGCAGCAGATGCGGCAGCGGCTGAAGCAGCAGCTAGTGAAGCAGCAGCTAGTGCAGCACAGGCACAGGCTATTGAGAACACGATTCAGAGTTTCACTGGTTCGCTTACGAATGAAGGTCCTTTTGTTAGTGGTGTAGGCTTCACTCCTGATGTAACCACCACCCTCACCCTCTCTAAAGCATATGGTATTCCTGCGAATGTGCAAGTGCATTTTGATTCGGAATATCAGGGTACGGATCAGTATAGCATCGTAGGAAATACGATTGTCTTCACTTCGCCCATCCCTAGTGGTGTATCGAAGGTTTACATAGTAGGTGGGAGTACACTGGCTGTCAGTCTTGATGTTCCTGCTGATGGATCGGTTACGGATGCGTCTATTGCTGTGTCGTCAAAGCTCTATAAGCGGATTAACGATGTTATTGATGTTAAGGACTTTGGTGCTGTAGGTAATGGCGTAACGAACGATACTTCTGCTTTCCAGAGCGCTCTTAATTCGGCTGCTCTCACTAGTGGCACTGTATTCGTTCCTCCGGGTACGTATGTTCTTAATTCCATCACGGTCCCCTCTGGTGTGACATTGAAGGGTTGGGAAGGAGCTAAGCTCATCCCTATTGCTGGCTTTGGTAGTGGTGCTGCTCTTATCACTATTGCGTCAGGTGCAGTTGGATCAGCAGTGTATGGTTTTACGATTGATATCCCTCTCTCGTTTAGCAACTCGTCTGGTGTGTATGTTAATACGAACGCACAGTTCTGTAAAGTAACTGACCTTCACTTTCCCAATGGTGGGGGGTTCGCTGTTAACCTCGTACAGACTCAGAACTGCCGTGTTGAGCGTATCAATATTCTCGCAGCTAATATTATGGGGATTAGCGCTCAGAGTGGTGCAAACAATCGAATCTACGATTGCTACGTAACTGGTGTTGTTGGTTCGCATCATATGCAACTGACTAGCGAAATCAACAGTGAGATTACCAACTGCCGTTCCTATCTGGAAACTGGTAGTGGATTCGGCATGAATCTGAACAAGTGCAACTTCTGTACTATTCGTAATTGCTTCACACAAGATTCGAGCTTTGAAGGCATTAACATCACTGACTCGACTCGTTGCACGATCACGGGTTGCTCTGTTGTCTACACTGGTTCGCAATCTCAAGACTTCGGTATTTCGATTGAAGCGTCCACTGGTGCTGGTAGTTCGCTGAACATGATTACGAATAACATCGTACATCGTTCGGGTAAGAGTGGTATCGCCATTGCTGGTTCGTTTGTAGCTAACGCTGGCAACATCATCGCTAATAACTCGATCTACTCTCCGGGTATGCTTAACCTGCCTAATGATGGCGGCATCCTGATTTATCAGGGCACTGGTACGGCTACACAGAATCTGGTTGAGAACAATATCATTTACGGTGATGGTTCGCATACTAAGTATGGTGTGCTTGAGTCTAGTGCTTATGGTGGTACGCCTAATGCAAATCGAATCTCCACTAACCTCGTAACCAATGTAACGGTGGCCAATGTCAGTACGGTTGGTAGCAGCACTGTTTCGTTTATCCCGTCAGGCTGGTAAGGAATTATATGACAACTAAAAGCCCTATTAAGCTTATTGATCCTTCTGGCTCTACAGCAGGACAGGTTATCACTTCGGGAGGCCCTAGCACGCCTCCTAGCTGGAGTAGCACGTTTACTGGAGCGTTTAATGGCACTACTGTTACCGCTTCGGGCTTAATCATTCCTTCATCTACTGTTGGTATTAAAGGTACTACAGCAGTAGATAATGCGCAAGCAGGTAGTGTTGGTGAGTTCATTACCGCTTCGGCTTCGGGTGTCACTGCCAATAGTGCATTCAATCTGACTAGCATTAGCCTTACTGCTGGCGATTGGGATGTGTCTGGTGCTATTCAATTCATTGGTGCAAGTGTTACCAGTGCCAGTTTCTTGGCTTCAGGTGTAAGCACTACTTCGGCAACTCTTGGTGCTTTTGGTCAGAATAACGTTCTTCAATTTACTATGACTTCTCCTTCTGCCAATCACCTTCCTACTCCAGTATGGCGTCTTAGTATCTCTTCTACTACTACGGTGTTCCTTGTTGGTGGAACTACTTTCACAGGCGGTACTATGACTGCCAATGGTATTATCCGAGCACGTCGAGTTCGTTAATGTTATTGAAGAACAAGTGGCTTATTGGTTCTGTGTCAGCGGCCCTCATTACGGGGGCTGCAACACTTGAGGGAACGACTACAGAGCCATATAAAGACATTGGAGGAATTCCTACTGTCTGTACAGGGCACACTGGCCCTGATGTAAAGATGGGTGCTAAATGGACTCCTAATGCCTGTAAAGAGGTTTTAGAGAAAGACCTGATTAAACACGGTGCTGGAATTCTTCAATGTGTTAATGTCCCTCTAACACAAAATCAATATAATGCCTATACCCTATTTGCATATAATGTAGGTGTTAACGCGTTCTGTAAATCGAGTACGGTCCTAAAGCCATTGAATGAAGGTAAATATGAAGAAGCCTGCAATGGGATGTATAAATGGACATACGTAAATGGTAAATATAGTAAAGGGCTTTATAATCGTAGAAAGGTAGAGGTGGCAATGTGCCTAGCCAATTAATTGAAATCCTTGAAGCCATTGTAGCATTTATTCTTGTTATTGCAATCGGTTATGGAGTATGGCTCTATAAAGACCGACAGTATCAGAAACTAAACACTGAATATACTCAACTCATTGAGCAAAGCGAACAACTGGCTTTACAACATAGTAATGAGCTTGCAGTCAATAAAGAGTCTGCAGACAAGGAAAAAGATGAAGCGATTAAACGTAATACTGCTGCTTATCAGTCTATTGTTAACAGCTTGCGCAACCGGCAAGAACGTCCCAGTAACCTACCCAGTAATTCCAATGCTCCAAGCACCTGCACAGGAGCCCAGCTTTACCGACAGGATGCAGAGTTTCTTGCAAGGGAAGCTGCCAGAGCAGACCAAGCAATAATCGATAGAGACTATTATTATGAGCAATACGAATCTGTACGAAGAACCCTTAATCCCTCGGGATCGGATGGTGGACAGCAAGGGAAGGTTCCTGACACAAAGTCTGTTCCTTGAACTTGGTTATAATGAAGACGCCATTTTCACTCTAAAAGATATCGATTACTTCTATAACGACAAGACTTACATCTCAGCCAAGCGTATCTTTCTTGATATGGAAGACCCCACTGAATACAACTTTGCAAACTATTGTTTTGCAGGTTGGAGGCACTGGCAGAAGGTTACTGAGAATAAGATGATTAAGAAGCATATTGATGAATGGCGTGTTGAGCTTGAATACAAACTTCGAGCCAAGGCAGTAGCTTCCATGATTCAGAGTGCTAAGGGTGGTAACTACCAAGCTACTAAATGGCTGGCAGATAGGGGCTGGGAACAACGTGGTGCAGGTCGTCCTACTAAAGAGGATGTAGAACGTGAGATCAAGTTCCAAGCTAAGGCAGAAGATGAATTTACAGCGGATGTGGTACGACTAAGGAATGGCTGAAGAAAACTGGATTGGAGAAGCCCAGCGTAAAATTGACAGGATGCCAGATGAAGCTAAAGAGCTTCGGGAACTTGCTAAACAAGACTTGTTCTTCTTTGCTCGGCTCGTCAATCCGGGCTATATGTATGGAGATATCCACAAGGAAATCTTCACTTGGATGCAAAACTATTCCCTCTTTGGGATTGGTGACGCTGTAAGTAACAAGCTTGTAATGCTCCCACGTGCTCATTTGAAGAGTCATATGGTGGCTACATGGGCTGCTTGGATTATCACTCGACACCCAGAAGTAACTATCCTATACGTATCAGCAACATCGGGTCTGGCAGAAACGCAGCTTTACGCCATTAAGAATATTATGGCTTCCAGTGTGTATCGTCGATACTTTCCTGAGTATGTTCACCCTCAAGAAGGTAAACGTGAGAAGTGGAATAACACCACTCTCGCTATTGACCATCCTAAGCGTAGGACTGAAGGTATCCGAGATGCTACAATCGAAACAGCAGGTCTCACTACTAATACTACAGGATGGCATGCAGATATTGTCTTGGCCGACGACTTGGTTGTACCAGAGAATGCGTACACTGAAGATGGCCGTGATCTAGTATCTAAGAAAGCATCTCAGTTCACTTCTATTAGAAATCCCGGTGGATTTACAATGGCTTGTGGAACCCGATACCATCCTAATGACGTATATGCAATATGGAAATCCCAAGAGTATTCAGTATTCAATGACGAAGACGTAGAAGTTGAACGTAAACCTGTATGGGAGATTAAAGAACATGTGGTCGAAACTGATGGTATTTTTCTCTGGCCTAGTACCGTCCGCCCTCAAGACGGAAAAAGCTTCGGCTTTAATAAAAACGTCCTTAGTCGTATTCGTGCTGAGTATAGTGATCGGACTCAGTTCTTCGCCCAATATTACAACAACCCTAACGACCCTGGGTCAAATCGGATCGGCGCTGACAAGTTTCAATACTATGACCGGAAGTTCCTCAAGCAATCAGACGGCAACTGGTTCTTCAAAGGCAACAAACTAAATGTCTATGCTTCGATCGACTTCGCATTTAGCTTATCAAAGAAGTCTGACGATACAGCTATTGTTGTTATCGGTGTGGATGCCGATAATTTTATTTATGTTCTTGATATTAGCCTTTTCAAAACAGACAAGATCGTAGACTACTTTAATGAAATAGTTAGGCTTCATGCCAAGTGGGAGTTCAAGAAACTCAGGGCTGAAGTTACTGTAGCACAGACTGTTATTGTCCGTGACTTGAAAGACAAGATGCGTGAGAATGGTTTGAGCCTTTCTATCGATGAATACAGACCCAATCGTAAAGAAGGCAGCAAAGAAGAACGTATTGCTGCAGCCTTGGAACATCGCTATGAAAATGGTCATATTTGGCACTTTAAAGGTGGCTATACGGACGTTCTAGAGGAGCAATTGATTCAGGCTAGGCCAGCACATGACGATATTAAGGATGCCCTTGCAGCGGCTGTAACCATTGCTGTAAAGCCTATGAGTCGTGGCAATCTCAATAAGGCGAGAAACAACATTATTCCTATTCATAGCCGCTTCGGTGGAGTCGCATACAAATGAGTCAAAAACCTTTCGATATGCCCGTAATGTTCAACCAGGACGACGTGGCTAAGTATATTGCAAATGAATGGTTTACCTATTATACTAATAAGAATCCAAAGATTCAAGAATGGAAAGAACTTCGTAACTATATTTTTGCTACTGACACATCAACAACCTCTAATAACGCTCTTCCTTGGAAGAACTCAACTACCCTGCCTAAACTTTGTCAGATTCGGGATAATCTGCATTCAAACTATTTGTCTGCTCTATTTCCCAATGATGACTGGCTACGCTGGGAAGCTTATACGCAAGATGATGCTACTAAAGCTAAGCGAGTAGCTATCGAATCTTATATGGGCAATAAGACCCGTGAAAGCCACTTTCGCACTGAGATGAGTCGATTGCTACTGGACTACATTGACTATGGCAATGCTTTCGCAACTGTCGATTTTGAAGCCAGTTCGCGTGAGGATGCCAACGGGGAAAAGG